AACAGCGATGACGCCACCGCCGAGATGACGGCGAACAATCTGGCGCAGCTGGCCCGTGCGGTGAAGGAATTGTCGCAGGCCTTGCGCTCCAATCAGGATTTCGAGACCCGCATCCGCGAGGCCGCCAGGGCCGAGGCCGCCGAAACAATGGAAAGAACCGCCCGCAAGCGCGGCGTCGGCGAGGATGTGATCAAGGCCATCAGGCAGGTCATGGAAGGCGACGATGGCATCGAAGACAGGTAACATCGCCGCGCCGCAGCGCGTCTTCGATCTGCTGCCCTATCAGGCTGAATGGGTGAAGGACCAGTCGCCGGTCAAGGTCGCCGAAAAGGGCCGCCGCATCGGGCTCAGCTGGGCCGAGGCCTATGACGACACGCTGCACGCGCTGGCCGGGCGCGGCAGCATCTATTACCAGTCCTATTCCTATGACAACGCCAAGGGCTTCATCCGCGACTGCGTCTACTGGCTCGGCGTCTTCGGCAAGTTCGAGGCCGCCGTCGAGGAATACACTTTCCTCGACCGCGACCCGCACAACCGCGACGATCCGGGTGTGCATGTCAGCGCCGCGCGCATCGAGCTGCCGAACGGCAAGGAAATCGTCGCCATGACATCCGCGCCCCGCCAGTTCCGGTCGCGCGGCCGTGCCGGCGACCGTGCCGTTGTCGATGAAGCCGCCTTCGTCAATGATGTCGATGAAGTCATCAAATCGGCGATGGCCTTCGTGATCTGGGGCGGATCGGTGCGGATCATATCGACCCATAACGGCATCGCCAATCCGTTCAACCGGCTGATCGAGGACATCCGCGAAGGTCGCTTCGATTATGGCCTCCATACCATCAAATTCAGCACGGCGGTCAGACAGGGCCTGCTGCGCCGAATCCTGGAAGTGATCAACACCAGCCTGCCGGATGATGAACAGCGCGCCGTCAACGACAATGCCGAGGATGAACTCCACGCCGGCATCCGCGCCATGTATGAAAGGAACGCCGACGAGGAACTTGAATGTATCCCGGCCGCCGGGTCCGGTGCCTATTTCGACCGCCAGCTGATCCGCGCCTGCATGACCGACGATGCCGGCGACCCTGGCCTGTATCAGCGCGGCCTGTGCTTTGTCGGCGTCGATCTGGCCCGAAGCCGCCACAAATGGGTCGCCTATGTCGGCGAGGCTGTCGGCAACCGCATCGTGATCCGCGAGAAAATCAAGCTGGCGTCCCCTGCCAAGGCCGAGCAGGACGCCGTCATGGCGGGGATCTTCGAGCGGTACAAGGTGGCCCGCGCGAAATGCGACGCCACCGGCATGGGCATGGGCTATGTCGAAGGCTGGCAGGAGGCCATCGACCGCAGCCGCATCGAGGCGGTGACCTTCACCAGCGCCATCCGCCTCTATATGGCCGACCAGCTGCGCACATGGTTCGAGGACCGGCGCATCGATCTCGACACCGACACCACGCTGCTTGATGACGCGGCGCTGTTCCGAAGCCAGGTCACGCCGACCGGCACGCCGCAGCTGATTGTCGATGAAAATGCCGATGGTCATGGTGACGCGATCTGGGCCTTGGCGCTGATGGTCGCGGCAGCGGCTGAAGGCGGCATCGAGGCCGCCGGTGCCACCGTGGCCCGCATCCCCTTCGATGGCGGCGATCTCGATGAAGACCAGGACCTCCGCGCCCGCCTGATCGGCCGCCGGCCGCTGACTGCCTGATGACCGGATATTGACCCGCGAAAGGACCCCGCATGTTTGAAAAAATCCGCCACCGCGCCATCGCCACCCTCGGCGGAATCGTGCCGACACCGCAGGGCTTTGCCGAGGCGCATGACCGCCATCTTGCCGTCGCCGAGGCCACCGCCGAGGCGAGAACCGACAACCGGGCCAGCCTCGCGCGCGAGGATCGCGGCTGGCAGCGCCTGTCCGGCGGCGGCCCGGCCAAGCTCGGCGGATTCACCCTTGACCAGCAGCGCGGCCATGCCATGCGGCTCTGGCACTATAGTCCGCTTGCCCGCGGCATCGTCGAAATCAATCTCGGCTTCCAGCTTGCCGACGGTGTCAGCTTCACCGCCGGCGACGAATTCGACCAGGCCATCGTCGATGAATTCTGGAATCATCCGGTCAATAATTTCGGCGTCACCTTCATTGACCGCGTCCGCTCGCTGATGCTGACAGGCGAGGCCTGCTGGCCCGTCTTTACCGAACCGAACACCGGCCTGCAGCGCGTCGCCGATCTTCACCCTTCGCTGATCCATGATGTGATCCCCGACCCTGACAACAGCAGCCAGGCCATCGGCGTGATCAAGCGCCAGACGGCCGATCATCCCGAGCGGCGTTTTCGGGTGATCAATATCGGCGGCGATGCCATGTTCTCGCCGGCCGCCCTGCAGCTGCGCGACAGCTTCACCGACGGCGAATGCCATTTCTTCGCCGTCAACCGCATCGGCGGATTGCGCGGCACATCCGACCTGATGCCGGCACTTGACTGGATCGAGGCCTATGAACGCGCCCTGTTCGGCGAACTGGAACGCTGGGCGCTGCTTCGCAATTTCATCTGGGATGTTACCCTTCACGGCGCGACGCAGGAACAGATCAACGCCCGCGCCGCCGAGCTGGCCGCAAACCCGCCGCGCCCTGGCGATGTCCGCATCCATAATGAAAGCGAGGAATGGAAATCTCTGGCCCCCGATCTTGGTGCCTATGAAGCCAGCAACATCTCTCGGCTCATGCGCAATCACATCCTGGCGGCGACCGGCACGCCCGAACACTGGGTCGGCGGCGGCGGTGATGTCAACCGCGCCACCGCTGGCGAGATGGACGAGCCGACGCTGAAAATCCTGACGGCGCGGCGCAATTTCCTCACCGAGATCATCCTGACGCTGCAACGCTACAACCTCGCCAGCCAGTCGGCGGCGAATGGCCGCGCGGTCGGGCCGGACCAGCTCGCCGCCGTCGCCGCGAACTGGCCGCAGATGGCATCGCCCGACACCGCCAAATTCTCGACCGCGCTGGCGCAGGTCGCCGCCACAGCTGTCAACATCATGCATGCCGGCATCGGCGACCGGCGCTTCGCCATTGCCATGATCCTGAAGATGGCCGAGCATCTTGGCATCACCGCCGACCCCGAGGCGCTGCTGACCGCGGCCGAGCAGGAACATGCCGCGCGCCAGGCAGCCGATCCCGCATTCGGCGGCTTTGGCGGCGGCTTTGGCGGCGATCCCTTCGCGGCGCACGGTGATGATCCCGATGCCGGCTGATCCGCGCACCACCGCCTTCATACGCGAACGCGCACGCCAGCTTCGCCGGATCGCAAGGCTCGACAAGCAGACGGCCAGACAGGTCGAGGCTGCGCTGAAATCCGCCGACAAGGCGATCCGCGCCGAGCTTGCAGGCGAATTGTCCGATTTCGCGGCCTGGCGGCTGCCACAGCTGCAGGCATCGATCCGCACCGAGCTGGCTGCCCTGTCCGAAGCGCTGGCGGCGGTGGCAGGCGATGCCGTTGCGGCGGGCGGTGCGCTTGGCAGCGAGATGGTCACGCGGCCGCTGGCGGCCGGCGGTGTCACCATCGAGGCGACACTGACCTCGGTGGCGGCGGAGCAGCTGCTTGCCATCCGCGCATCGACCACCGGCAGGATCAGGGGCATTGGCCCGACACTCGCCACCGAAATCGATGACGCGCTGCTGCTTATGCTCACCGGCACCACCACCCGCACCGGATTGCTGGAAACCGTCCGGCGCCGCCTCGGCGTCGGCAGGGTGCGCGCGCACCGCATCGTCAACACCGAGATGGGCCGCGCCTATTCCGTCGCGAGTCAGGACAGGATGGAGGCCGCCACCGAGGCGGGCCTTGATCTGAAGAAGCAATGGCGGCGATCCGGCAAGCTGAAATCGCGCCGCGACCATGACAATGCCGATGGCCAGATCGTCGGCGTCGATGAATCCTTCTCCATCGGGCGCGCCGGCCACCGGCTTCGCTTTCCCCGCGATCCCGATCCGTCCGTGCCGGCGGAACAGACGATAAATTGCGGATGCACGGCCCTGCCCTGGATGGACGGCTGGCCGATGGAAAATCCGGGCGGCAAGCCCTATGACCGGGTCGAACTTGCCAGGCTTGGCGGCACCACGCCCTGAACACGCCCGGCAGGGCGTTTAATAGCGTTTAAATCGCCCTTTAATGACATTTCATGGGAAACCTACCCGGAAACCGTCAAAGCCGCCCAGTGGCCATTCTGGGGCCATTCTGGGGCCATTCTGGGGCGATCTGGCACATCCTTGCGACCGGCATGTCGCCAGCCTGTGCGCGGGATCAGTTTTCGGAAAGGGATTGATGCAGAT